CGGACAGAGATGATGGCCAGAAACCACCCGGATCTGTGTCCGTCTCCTCCGAACCCATGGACTGGGATGCTAGCTCTTACTATGAGAGCATAGCATCTTTAAAGGAAGAAGTCCCATCGGATATTCCTTGGGACATTCCTACTCTGACTAAACGGGGTGTGCTTATGGCAGACCCCGGGACCAAGGGAACACTGACCCTTCTCAACTTAATTGCTGAGGAGGAGGCAGCCCTGAACGCCGAATTAGGCGAGCAGGTACGTTCTGAATGGCTCCTTGACAACCTGACTTTCCCTGTGCATATGCATAGGAATATCAGTATAGCCGGAGATGACCACGCAGCCATTGGAGACCCGAATTACTTAAGTAATATTGGGGAAAACCATGCAAAGAATAACATGGTTCTGAACGTGCAAAAGCACGGCCAATCCAAGACTGGAGCGAAATACTGCGAAGAGTATTTCCTGATTAATGAGGAGACCTCACTATCCAATAAGGATAATGACTATAATAAAAGTATTATGGTGGACACCCTTAAGGTGGCCCTGGTCTCTCCAGAAACCAAGCAGCAGCAGGAGGCAACCAACCCTTCCATTGGGAAGGGAGCAGCCCTATTCAAAAGAATGGGGTGGGCTCCGCCAGGTTGGAAGAACTTCTGTCGAAAGGTGGTTAGGCCACGTTTCTTCGCTCGCCACACCAAGTATCTCCCAAAGGGAGAGAAAGGGTATGACATGAAGGTAGAAATGCCTTTCACCCTAGGCGGTCTTCAGATGGGCCCATTCCACTTTGCGGAATGGGACCCCAGACCAGCCTTGAAGGGATTATCTAATCGGCATTTGAAAGCAATCCAGCTCGTCCTACATGGCGACGAGACTCATGGAAAGCTTGGACCGATTAAGGAAATCCTCTCCCGATTTAGCGGGAATCGGTTTGCTCGTGGCGTAAGCCAGGATGTTACCGAGAGAGCTGAGAGGATCTTTAAGGATCATATCAGCTTTATTCCGTCGAAACCTCTCAAGGAGATTGTTCCGACTCTTGTAGCCCAAGGTTTTGTCAAAGACTACCAAGGGTATCGTCATCAAACTAAAGCTGCCCAAAGGGCGGGCTTTGTGACAGTTAAAGATCTCACGACACGTATCGGAGAGCTTGAAACCCAGAAGCAGTTGTTTATGCAACCGCCAAAGGCGGATATGAAACCCGCAACCTGGGAAAAGAGATACGAAAGACTTGAGCAAGATCTCAAGAAATTCGGTATACCGGAAGACCGGCCAGATGATCAAGTCATTGCCGAAGATCTTCTAAAATTCAACAATGTTGACCAGCTGAACATTCGAATCCATGAGAGGGACCTCTACCTTAGTAGTGAGGACCTTCTCTTCGAGGATGACGAGGGTGAGCTTTGCTCTATTCCAAATGAAATATTGCGGGATAGGCCTGGCCTGACCCTTCCAAGTCTACTTGAGAATGGGCTCAATATCAGCATGACATCTTCTGAGTTGATGTCATCTGTTGGTGCTATATCTGCACCTGGGAACTAGGATCTTTTCCTTTCATTCCCTCACCCAACCGATGTCGTTACAAAAGATGTAAAGTGTCCATGGGGACCTCGAAAGGGG